TTCGTCCCGGTGCCCTGAATACCTATACCAAATCTTTTGGTCTTGTGTGTATTCCAGTTTACTCCAAGGTAGGTATTGCTACTGCCCGATCAGTTCAGACAGTTGTTGATACTATCTTTGAGAAAGGGGAAGCAGCAATCAGCACGGTGACCCGGTAAATCTCATCTGAGACACAGTGAGAACCCAGTCCAGCACTGGGTTCAAAACCTGATTTTTTAACGATTCTACTGTAAGGGTGCCATAGGTCATCCACCACAAATAGAATCACCAATTTTTTGGAAAGTGTACTGAATGGGGCTTGACATCCCCACCCAAAGATGTTAAACTCAAACTGTAAGTTGCTTTAAAGCACATTAACTAATGACTATTATTCCTATTTCCTTGAAAGGCGTTTCGCCTACACTTCGTGCCGAGATTGAATCAAAACTTCCTGAACCATTGAAGGTTCCTGGTTGGAAGTTTAATGGATATGAGTGGAGGATTCTGACTCAAATCAATACCAAAAATGTTGATGGAAGCACCGACAATAGCGTAAGAATTGCTGGAACTGGAGATGCAGAAACTCTTCAAAGTTCTCTCAGTAAAGGTATTGATGTAACAGAACTTACCCCATCCATTTATCCAAACAACAATTTGATAAATGGATTCAATCGCGTAAAAAATCTGTTAGAACTTGGATACAAAGAATGGATTTTTGCAGAATACGTTGAAGACGAATCCACCCGCACAGAGTTTCAAGAATCGTTTGGTGAATGTCTTGATGACTTTCGTGCCACTGCAAATAAAGGCAAAGGGCAAAAAGTAATCTCTGATAAAGAGGTTGAGGAACTGGGACGTAAGAGGTTTCAAAAGCGTAAAGATCAATCCAAGCAAACAATTTCAAAGTGGATTCGTACTCTTGAACTCAACTGGAGCGGTCAAAAAGTTGATGGAGTTGCAAACAAGATTTGTAAGGATTTCACTCGCAAAGGTGTGATTGAATCTTACAATCGTGAGGAAGCACAACAATATCTTGCCGATAATGGTATTGGTGCTGATCTTCTTAACACTAAAGATTCTACTCGCGTTGCCCGTCTTTATCCTCAAATTATGAGGAACTTTGTTGAAAATGGTGTAACAATGGATCTTGCACTGTTTGATAGTGATGCTTGTTCTCACGAAGAACTTGATAAACGTCAATTAGATACCATTGAAGAACTGAAAGAAATGGATGAGCTGGTGATGAAGTATGCGGTAAAGAGGATGACGATGATTGGCACACATCCGTGGAACATTATCGGGTCACTATCACAAAAGATTGGTGCTGTAGTTCAGAAACTGGCAAATGGTTTGGTTTCTGTTTGATGAACGGATTTCTGGTTAATCAAGGTGAGTATGCTGCTATACCTTTCGGGCAGCAGCTAATGATACTACACAAGGGAGAACAGTTGAGAGTATGTAAGACCGAAAGTTCGGCACGAAGATACATCAACGAGCACAAGAAAGTCAAGAGCACAGCACAGTTACCTTTGTAATGTAAACTCTGGGGCCTTCAAAGTGCTCCCCTAATAGATGATGAATCCAATGACTCCTGAACAAAAGTTTCAACAACTGTTTGAAGAGATGTATCAACTTTGTGAGCAACAAGGTTGGGGTGATCCATTCTCTTATGCTCGCTCCCGTGAGATACATCTTGCTAGTATTCTTGGACATAAAGTAGCAGATACTTATTCTGGTGCCGATGCTGTAGATGAAAATGGTGAAGTTGAGTATAAATCAACCATTGCCGAATCTATCAACGGCACCTATAATGGTATCAGCGTTCAAGATACTTGGGAAGAACAGGAACGTTATTTGATTGATGAGAAACTTGGCAAGTATTCCAATCACTACATTGCCCGATATAGCGGCGGTAAAGTTGTAGAAGTTTGGAAACTTTCTGGTGATGATATACTTATGGTTCTGCTTCCTAAACTCAAGAAAGACTGGAATCGTAAGATTCAAGGTAAGCACAAAGATCCCCGTCTTTCTGGTAGTCTAACTAAGAAAGAAATCTATCAATTTGGTACTCGTATTGTATGACGATTGACTCTAAAAAAGTGATGTTTTCGTCTGGTGGTGGCGATGAGGCATATACTCCTGCATATGGTGTTAGTCCGATTCTAAAATATATTCCTAAAGATGTTGTTGTCTGGTGCCCATTTGATACTGCCGAGAGTGAGTTTGTTAGGCAAATTTCAGAGCAGAATAGTGTAGTTCATTCGCATATAAGTCTGGGGCAAGATTTCTTCACTTATGAACCATTTCATTGGGATGTAATGGTATCAAACCCTCCATTTACTAACAAGAGAAAGTATTTTGAACGTGCATTAGCATTTGGCAAACCATTTGCTCTGATTATGACTAACACTTGGTTGAATGATAGTGCTCCGAAACAATTATTCAAGGACAAGGATTTGCAACTGCTAATGTTTGATAAGCGTATGAAGTTTATCAGTCCTGATGGTAGACCAAACGACAAGATTACATTCAGTAGTAGTTACTATTGTTGGAACTTTCTGCCCAAACAAATTATAATGGAAGAGTTGCAAGTGAATGAGTCAAAGGCAAAACTTCCTGTTGATTGAAACTCTGGGGCCTTCAAAGTGTCCCTATAGTATGAAGACCAAGCAAATGCAAAACAAACATCTGGAACATCCCGAAGATTGTATCCTAACAGGTGATCTTTCTGTTCTGAATTGGTTTAGCGATCCAGATTCTACGATTAGTGTCAAGATTGATGGTGCTCCAGCTATTGTCTTTGGCACAGATCCTGAGACTGGTAGATTCTTTGTGGGCACCAAGAGTGTATTCAACAAGAAAAAGATCAAGATAAACTATTGTGTAGAAGACATATTGCGTAATCACGGCAACACTGTTCGCGTTGCAGAGATTCTGATTGCCTGCCTTGACAATCTTCCCCGAATTGATGGTATCGTACAGGGTGACTTCATTGGTTATGGTGGGAGCGACACTTATCGCCCCAACACTATCACTTACAAGTTTCCAGATTGTGTAGAGGAGGCAATTATCTTTGCTCCTCATACTTCCTACTCTGGTGCAAATCTGCGTGAGTGTGTTGCATCGTTTGGTGCAGATGTTCCCGAGTGTGAGAATGTGAAGTGGGTAAAACCTGCTGCTCATATTAACCCTTATCGTGAAGATATTGGTGATATGTGTGACTTTGCCCGTCAAATGTCTACGCTGTGTGAGTTTACCACAGAGAAGAAAGCATTACAAATCAAAAAAGAGATCAATGCCTGCATCCGCGAGCAAAAGGACATTGATGAGAATGAAATCGCTGAAAAATGTGATTGTGACATCAACCTGATACGATTGTGGAAGTTGGTTGCATCTATCAAGCAAGATCTGTTCTGCTTCATTGATAGTGACGTTGATATTGAATGTTACATCAACGGCAAGAGAAGCGATCACGAAGGTTATGTTCTCACCAATCAGTATGGTACGCACAAAATAGTTGATCGTGAGATCTTTTCACAACAAAACTTCACCTTACAAAAGAACTGGTAATGCTTAACAGGAACTCGCATCAGTTTTATTCTTGGTGGCGCAAGAATAGGGAGAGGATTGAGAAGAGAAATCTTCATACTTTCTCTGGAATGTATAGAACAGCACTTGGGGAAGAGTATTATCAAAGTTGGTGGGAGTTTCATTCAATGCTTGATAAAGGATGGTAATACAAACCTGGGGCCTTCAAAGTGTCCCTATAGTATGAGAACAAACCAAATGGATCAAGTCTTTCACTATCACACAGACTGGAAAGAAGGTAAAGTCAACCAGATGTGGATTCAACAAATCACTGATAAAGAGTGTGACAATCTCTACGTTGCGATTGCATACAATCCTCACAAAGATGTGTCAATGGTAATGTCAAAACCCCGTACATCTTATCACGAAACTCTTCAGTGGGTTCGCAAATTCTGTGGTTCTTTCTCTATTCTTCCCTGATGACTTACTCCAACCTTTCAAAGATTCGCCCTAAACTGAGAACATCTGGTAATGTGACAGGTAACTTTGGGCGACCCAAATCTAAGGCAGGATCATCACTCAATGATCTTGGTGGTAATGGTAACATAGGTGTGACACAGAATGAGTATTTGAATCGCCTTCATTATGCTTTTGAGCATACCACAGATGCTAAACTTCGTCAGTTCATTTATAGCGAGATCAAGAAGATTCTCATTCAGCGAGGCAAATGGTGATAGTAACTCTGGGGCCTTCAAAGTGTCCCTATAGTATAAGCACAACACTCAAACAAAAAACAAAATGACAAACTACAATCCCTACGTTCAAAACCTAATTGAAATGGGTTATGATGAACAAGACTGCCGCAATGTTGCTGCGGTTGGTGAATCAAATGTAACCTATCCAAGAACAATCTATGGTCGCACATTTGCAACCGAAACTGAATATAATGATGCGGTTGCCGACTTCATCAACGGTCTCTAATCACTA